ATCATTCCTGTCAAGCAAGGAAAGGGAGTGACGCTTTTCGAACAAGCAATCACTTGTGACCAAACAGGTCTACAATGGGTTGGTGAGGTAAATCCCCCAATCTACACTCCCATGTCAACAAGAGTTCACAGAACTGGACTTCTCTTGCCATATTTGGATATACACGAACCATCCATTATGAATAGAAAAGATCCAAGGAATCCTGATGAGATGTCATTTCTCAATTTCGGATTATCTCGCTATGGAAAATCTTTTCCTAGGGGTGAAATGAATGTTGAGAAAATTGATGCAATGTTCTCTCGCATTGGAAACTATCTTGCCAACAGAATGTTGTTGTCAGGTAGAGACGTCAGAGTCTTTACTAAAACAGAATCCATTAATGGACCCAACTGGGAAGAATATCCACGTCTTAACAACATAGACAGAAATGGATCAGTTGGGTTTCCTTATTGTACAGGAAGAAGAACATCAAAGGGAGATTACCTATATCAAAACCAGAAGAATGGATTATGGTATTTCAAGGAAGATGAAGACTCCCAAAGAATATCAAAACGTGTTGATCAAATTGTCAACGATGCCAAAGTTGGAATTTCTCACATACACCCATATGTATGTTATCTTAAGGACGAAGTTCTTAAGAAAAAGAAAATATATGGAGAAAAGAGAAAGACTCGTGTCTTCTTTTCCGGTCCTATGGACTTTCTTCTCGCTTACAGAAAATATTTTCTCGCAGCGATTGGAAGGATCCATGAAATGAATGCGACACTTCCTATTAAAGTGGGAACGTCACAACACATGAAAGACTGGAATGTAATGGCATGGCGATTTCTTCGAGTTTCTGACAGAGGATTTGCATCCGATATGGAGAATTTTGATTCTTCTGTACCTAAAGAGTTCGTTAAGGCGAACACACTTATGTACAATATAATATATCGGAGGTGCGATCCAAATTGGAAACTCGAGGATGATATCGTTAGGATGACACTTCACAGAGCTTGTGAAGGTTCATATGTTATCGGGAACAAAAAGCTATACAAGCTAGATCAGGCTGTCATCTCTGGCATCACTGATACCGCTATCGGCAATTCTGCTGATGTGTGGGCTTTGTATGGCTTGGTTTGGGACGATCTCGCTGCTATACACGCTCCAGAAATGTCAGGATTTGACAATTTCATGGAAAATGTATGCATGGCAGATTATGGAGATGATAACTCATGCACAGTCTCCCCTAAGGCTCAACCTTGGTTTCATTTCAATAACTTTGCGAAGGCCGCTGCTCAATATGGATTTTGCATTACTGCTGCCACCAAAGAGGATGGACCCGTTCCTGATCTTGTGCCTTTCGAAGAACTTTCTTTTCTAAAAAGAACTTTCAAGAAGACACAGGGTTGGTACGTGGGACCCCTCGAGATGGCATCTATAGGCAAGATGTTGCATTGGGTGAAAGGCGCGTCAAGTTATGTCATAAAGGACACTAATTGGCCAACAACAACGAACACTGATATAGCATCTGGATCAATCAATCAAGTTTGGTCTGAGATTGCTCTTCATGGAGAGGAAACGTACAATAAAATGGTTTCTGAAATTCTCAAAAGTGCTAGCGGAACTGGGCTTAACCTAGAACCACCCATTTGGGTAGATGCAATGGCGAAATTTGGATATTCAGTGTATTAATTACTCATATGTAAATATTTTCATTATCATGTTTAAATAATCATATATTAATAAAGTGACTATCTAAAATAAAATGGCAGGTCTTGGAACCTCAATGGATAATGGCGAAGCAGGTATGCTTGGGGCTACTCCCAGGACTGATCCACAAGTTGGATCATCTAATCCTGGAGAAATTTCTCACACAACTGCAATGGAAGATGTTCTCTTTCTATTGTATCGCGATTGGGTATATCTAAATAGATTTACAATTGACACAACAATGCTCCCCGGACATGTGTTTGCTATAATTCCTATTCATCCAAAAAGATGTCACCAATACGTTCGACACGTATCGGAGATGTTCAATGGATGGACTGGAACTATGGGTATCAGAACCCGTTTTATGGCAAACGCTTTCAATGGAGGTTCATTCAGAATTGGATGGCTCCCACCTAATCTAACCATGGATCAAATTCACAATATGTCTCTTCCCTCTCTCACCGCATACCCTAATCAAGATCTTGACCCCAAGAATACTGAGTGGACTCATTATAAAGGAGAAGACGAAAGAAACGTAATGTTTCACTGGATGACTGATGATATAGATCCCACAAGACCGGAATCCTTTGGCGGATATATTGTTATGTACGTCGCTGGATCCCTAGTAGTTGGAGCTGCGCAATCTGGAACTGTATCTATGATTGTTGAAAGCGTAGGAAATTTCTTTTTCCGTCAGCCTTCACCTCTCTTTAGAGACATTTCTCCTATTGCCACAGGTCCACTATCTTTGGAATCTGTATCTAATCTTTTCCAACAAAATGGTTGTGATGATTTCACTTCTGATCGTTTGAATTTTGGCATACAAATTTTTGCACAGGCAGTAAAATCTATTCCAATTGGATATACTTTTGCAAGCGGTGTCGGATCTCTACCTTGGGATTACGCACCTAGCACTCTAAATCCAATTCTTCTTGAAACTAGAACTAGAGTTCTGGCTGGGAGCATATTGATGGCAAATTCATTTGTCGGAAATATGCTTTGTGGCCTAACTCACACCCAATTGCCATTCTATTATGCAGTTGCCAGGGATGTGGTTCCTTTTAACAAAGAACATGGTTCTTATAACTTTGCTGCACAATATGCGGTAAAAGCAGGACTTGAAGGAACAACTGCCAGGGTCGTATCATATATTCTCCAAGAAGGCCCTGCATTGCACTTTACATCAGAAGACGGTGCACATCCAGAAGCAGATTTGTCTATAGAAGATCTATTCATTGACTGCTGCTGGCATACTGGACAACGAGGACAACCAATTGACACAACTGAGATCGGAATTGCTGGTCAACCAAATGCCCAGAAATTACAAACGATGCAAGCAAGTGAAAGCATAGTAACATTCGTCAATACATCTTTTCGTAGTATCAATCTACAAACAGAAAATATGGCTAGAGATCTTCAATCTTATGCCAAAGATGATACAATTTCTTACACTTATGATCTTCATGCTGAAGATACTCCTGGAGCAATTAGAACACTAAGGCTTAACCCTAATGGAATGTTTACAACACAAGCTGTTGGATCTAATACGCTATTTATGCGTCCTGGAGTGAAAGTCAATCTTGTATACACTGGAACATTGCCCGTGGGCTCTCCATTGCCACCAGCTACACAACAACAGAAATCCTATTGGCGCGAAGTCAGTAGATTGAATTCTAAGCTGGACAGAATGACTCCACAACAACGTATTAATGCATTCAGATTTTTGTGAGTACTAGTAAACATTTTCCTCACTCTTGTTTAAAATAAAATGTCAGATTACGAAGATCTACGAGAAGATAGAGAATTTCAAAAAGATATTCTTCTTAACGACGAATTGAAGCAATCAATCAATCCATCTGTATATAATCAAAGTGATCAGACACAGCTGCCACCAGCGCCAAAGTCTACCAGCCAGTTAGGTAGCAACAAGATGGCCCTCCCCGCCTTAATATCAGGAGTAGCAGGAGCAGGAAGCTCCATATGGGGAAGCATTTTCCAAGCAGCAGGAAATGTGGGTTCGTCAGCATTAAACTCTAATGCTAATCTTCAATCCGCAAAGGAAGTTTCAGCAGCAAATCGCTACAGCGCTGATAAATCCCTTCAAAACGGACAAGAAAATAGAAACTGGCAAAAACAAATGTGGGAAAAAGAATGGAAATCTGCTAAGAGTGCTGGATTGTTTAATCCTTCGCAGTTTGCAAATCTTTCTTCCTCCTCTCAGGGTCAATTCATAGGGCGACGTATCGCTTTTGGCCCGAGTGCAACTTATGATTCACCGTTTCGGTGATACTTTACTTATCTTTACAAGATTTTCAAGTTAATGTTTGTTTTTAAAATATTGAATATTACTACTCTCTTTTTAAAAGCAAAAATGTTTGTCCCAATGGGATTATTCGACACTGACTCCGTGAAAGGCAACAGTGGATGGATCTTTGATCCTGATACTAAAGAATATCATGTTGTCAGCGACGATCAATATTATGCTATCGAAGCATATTATAATTATAGAATAGAACAAACTAAATTAACAAACGCTGATTTGGAAATCACATGTATAGAACAAAATGAAAATAACACCCTCATTTGCCCCATTGAATATGCATTTGCAGCGGGCGAACCTGTAAATAGGTTTGTCGTACATCCAGCTGTCATAAATAGGGTACCTGAAATTAGCGACCACATGTGGGATCTGCTCCGTGAAACACGAGCAGTTTTCCGCAATCTTGTGGATTTCGTCTGGCAAAGGCTACACTATGAAGACCAAGAACAAGAACGCCATTTTCAAGAGGTATTTGAAGAGTGTTATACTTACATAGACTACAACTATAATCCCCAGGAGTTCAATCGTCATCACGATCGACTCATGGACATTATAAAAGTGTATCATGAATTTAAGGAATTTCATTTACGTAATCAATAATAGTGTTTTAGTTTTCTTTTATTAGAAGCTGATATAGAATTCAAGTGTCACCTTTGTGGTGCTTGTGTTTTGCTTAAAATCAACTTCAAGTGAATATTTAATGGAACGCCGATCGTTTGAGCTACGAGCGTAGTTCGGCCGGACCTGATGAGGGCTCGTCATTAACACCCGACGCGCTAGTGTGGAGGAGAAATCCAAAGCCTCCCTCCGAGAGTCTTGCTGTAGTTTGTACGATTTGC